ATGATAGTCTTCAACGTCTTCATATAACTATTATACCTGATTTTTGCATTAAAGTAAAGTAATAACCCTACACTTTGTAGGGGATTACCAAGGATCGCCAGAGAGTTTAACAGAAGAAGCCATCTTTTCTGACTCAAATTTGAAGCGAATCTTCATTATCTGTTTCTCACCTGCTTTGACTCCAATTGATTCATTACCAACTTTATGCAAAGTTATTTCATACTTTGACAGAGCATCTAGTTTTTCATTCTTCGTTGGATCCATAACAACTGCTTTATACGGTTGTTTGTTTCCCTGCCCTGTAACTTTGATATACGGTGGATATAAAATTTCAGCATCCATCCAATCACGAAGTAGATACTTTAATAATTCTTGCTGTTTGAACTTCATCAATCTAACAAACAATTCATCTCTCATATCTGCCAAAATTTTAACACCAATTTCTTCTGTTTTAATTTTTATTCCAGGATTTGCTCTTATGTGATTCTTTCTTTTTTCTGCTTGCTCTGGAAGTGAGAATTCTTTTATGGTAGTTTCTAACTGTTTTTTGTATTCTTCTGCCAATGACATAGTTAGATTTTTATCAACTGTTCCTATTCCTGGATTCTTAAAACCTATTTCACCTTTGCCCTGTGTTGCTTTGGCAGAAAGTCCAAGAAAGCCATCAGCTGGACCGCTGGTAAATTTAACCAAAATATCTGTTGGGTTTTTCTTTTGATCGACAGGTCTGCCTACCGCAGATGACATAGATCCTGGGCGAGCAGTCCACCATACTTGTTTCACTGTTCCGCTATATCCATTAACCTTAGCCCACTTCTTAAATTCCTCAGCCATAACTTTGGCTTTACCAATAGCGTCAGCTACCTCTTCAGCAGTGGCTTGTTTTGTGCGAGCATTGAATTGAACTTTTGCAGTATTATCAAACCACTTTTCTCCTGCCAGAAAATATCCAGTCTGGATCTCATTAATGTCTGATAATACTGTATTTGCTGTAGCCATAATAATCCTAAAAGAATTATTTATGCTTGCGTGACAGACGAACTTGTTTTTTATACTTGCGTTCCCATTTCATCACCTGCTGCATGATCTTTGGGATGGCGTGGTTGTTTCGATAGTCGTAGTTGAAAGTGCGCAAGACATAATTCATGTTCTTTGAATCTGCCCTGGACTTGTTGGAGCGAGAGATTAAAACCTCTGTTGGAATGTTTGGTTTGTTGTTGCGATAGTCAAAGAATATGCAATGAGCATATGCTTGGATCTCATCAAACTCTGAGAGATACTTTCTCTCTTCATTCTTTCTTCTTTGCTTGACTGTTTTATATGGGAGAACATAACCTGACCATTCTCCATCTCTGCGATCAAACTGCATGAAGTGAATCAGCTCATGCATCTGAATCTGTATCAGTCTGTATTTGAATTTATCCCAAGTGATTTCTGTGAAGGGGAAACTATCGTAGTAATCCGTGTAGATATGGATACCGATCCGACGTGGCTCTGGGTCATACTCGCCACCTATCCCGACGTAGGTTAGATAACACCTGGCTTTGGATTTCTCTTGGCGGAACTCAATCTTGGTTCGCCACTTTTTGAAGTAGTTAATTAACCCTCTGGAATTGTTACGATAATTATCCAGGTCATTCCAAACTTTTGCGGGAATAAATTTGGCTCTGAATGGACGCTCGTGAAAGTTGAGCATCTCTATCCAGTCGTAATCTAGCGTTTCTAGGAATTTCATTTTACATCCCAGAAAATCGTGGGTTTTAGGTTAGATTCTTCTCCAAAAACTCCAAAATTTTCCCTTGTTCCTCTAAGTTGGTGTTGGAAAACTCAGTGATATAGGGCATTAACTCGAAATTAGATAGTATATTACTATATTTAGTTTCCCTTCCTTTTAGGAACTGCTCAGATTGATCCGACCCTCTTTCCTTATATCGTTGCTCCAGGATACTTTTAGGTGCTTTTAGATAAACTACCTGTAGATCTATCCCTGGGAGTTTCATACAGAACTCTAAAAAGGACTGATTGAAGATCCTGTCTCCTTCGAAAAGGAGATTCGCTTTAGTCTCGCTGGCGAACTCTTGGGCTATGGGCTGGACTGCCATGGAAAGACGATCGGTTCCAGCAAAGGTCTCACCTTCCTCATATTTACCGAGCACATATAGATTTAACTCCTCGCAGAATAGAGCAGGGAGCATTTTCTTAGGCTCGCATTTATTCCAGTCATAGGAAAGCATAAACTCTCTAAACAGAGTAGTTTTACCAGTCCCAGGAGATCCCCCTACAGCAACAATCTTTCTCATACAAATGCCTCCAATCCATATAAAGGTTTCACTTCATCATTAAACATCCACTCTAACTTCTCGGTCTTGCCAGTCCTTAAAAAGTAACTAAACTTTTCTTTATCGATCCCACGTCTATGATCCAGTCGGTGGTCGATTGTTTCGTTTCTCGCCTGCCACAAAACATCCCAATCAATACCATACCATCCGTCGCTTTCGCACTGCATGATTTCTTCTGCCTGCCTATCAAGATAGTATCCAAGATAACGACCATGGTGTTCTCTAAAAATCTTTTTGTAGGAACACAGACAGGTTTCCATAGTGAAGAAGTCAACAGTATGATTTAGATGTGGGAATCTATGTCTGGTTTCCTCAAGGATCGACTTCGCTTCTTGTTCAAGTCTATCATAATCTCCTGCAGTAAGTTTGACATCGTATTTGTCATCCTGTCCAATGGCGAGAAGAAGCCCATTACGATGACTGCGAGAGCCATCAAAGTCATTAAGCATGAGGCTAGTAGGATTAATCCTAATCCCAGCAGTATGCTTAAGATGCTGAAGATAAAACCAAGTGGAATAACGACCAAACTTGTGAAGCCCACTTTTAATGCTTGTCCACAAATTGTCAAATGACTGTTCTTCTGTATCACCATAATAACTCTCCAATACGGCACGTTGATCTTTGTCACCTATAAATTTTTGATAAGAAGCAAACATGGAAGGCAGGTGACCTTTATTCCATTTTGTATCTGTTTGATAACGAAGACGTTTGTAGTTGGCAGTATTCCATTGTTCCATTCTGTCAACTGTAGCCAGTTCGAAGTCAGGGAACTCATTCATTAGTACCCATGCAGTTGGCAGATAGTAGGTATTGCCATAGAGCCAGCATAACCAAAGACGCTGTTCGTTATTATGTAGATATCTTTTGTTTAGATAGTTAGTGCACCAAACCGCTGGGTCGCAGTCATAAAACTTTAATGACCACGCATACCAGCGGATAAATGATTCACGTCGATTTTCTTTTAAACGATAATCCATTAGACATTAATCTTATTCTGTTTTTTAAATGAGTTTAATACCACATATTTAATTTTCATATTTGGATGTACACGTATCATCGCTTTCTCAAGTTTATTCTGCGCTTCTTTCCAGTTTTCATAATCGGTAATTCCTGCGTGGTGGGTCACAATAATACCGCTCCAAGAATCCATCTCGCCTGCTTTATTAAGGATCGCCCCCAAACCTGCATTGTATATTGATCCAGAAGTGACGCTAACAACTGCAATATTTTTATCCTTTTCCCGAATCTGTCGAAGTAAAGCATCTAATTCTGGCTTTGAGTATGTTTGAAAATTTAACTCAGCTGTAGCTGCATCAGTTTTGATTCGATCAATCGCCTTTTTCAGATTACCAGATATCTGGCTTTTAGTCCATTCAGGATATAAAACAGATTCACAGGTAGTTTTGAATTTCTCGCACGTTAATAATTGAAAATTTTCATCTTTATCTTTAAGATTATTTGCATATAAATTAATGATAGCACGCTGACAATCTTGACTACTATTTGGTTTTTTAATTTTTGGATTGTGATTGGCGATAATACCAAAATGGTCGATGTTTGATTGCTTGTCTAGAAATTCACTGCTATTGATAAACATAACTGGACCACTTGGCCAGCCAGCATCAATAAGTGCACGAGATGTATGATTGCCGTCAATAATAGTTCGTGTCCCATCTTTAGACACGCAAACTACAATTGGAGAAATACTTTTACGTGCCTCAGCTGGATCATGCCTCATGCGTTCAGCAATATTATACACATGTTTCGGATCAATCATAATCAATCGAACTTGATTATGTGCGTACCCAGCAATCTCTCCAACAGGAGTTTCGTAAACTTGAAACTTGTTATCCTTAACAGCTTCCCAAAGATCATCAACTAAGTCACGATCAACCAATTTGAAGATGTCTGGTTTATCCTCAACTGGATCAATACCATTTATCCAATCAATGCCAACTTTCGCTTCCTCATCGGTGATTGATGTATAATCACGAATTCCTGCCCCACCACCATTTGATTTATTATAAAAATTAGAATTGCGACGAGCATCTGCATATTTTAACAGTTTACGTTCCATAGTGATAGCAGTTTCACTATCACCACGGTAAAGAATGGATCTTCGCAGTTCGCCAAGACCCCATGCACTTTTCAATTCTGGATCGATGGAAGAGAAAAGATATCCATCGTTTTCGTCTCCGCTTTTTCGGAAACCAATATACATCATCTTATTAACTTGATTGCGATAGCCATAAACGAATGCCTGAAATGCCATTACAAATCTCCCATAGTCTCAATAATACTATTATACTACAGAAATGAATTTAAGTCAACACTTTCTTGCACCGTGTAGGACGAAGCCAGACTTCCCTTTCGACCGCTGTATAGTGCTTTCCTGATCACAGGGTCATTCTCATCGTATATTCCAGTGCAGTAATTCGCGTCTACAATTTTGAATATGGAAAGACTGCACCCAGACTTTTGCTTACCCCAGAACTTGAATCCGCATTTCTCATAGAATTGAACTGCATCTGGCTCTGCAGAAACTCTAAAGTAAACTGCCCCAGATGCTATTGCGTGATTTAAAGAAAAGTCAGTGAGTGCTTTACCGACTCCCTTTCCTCTGTGTTTATAAAACGTATGAAGTAATTGTAGATTGGCTACCTTTGGATCTTTTTTAGATACGGTAGTTATGATTGCGCCTAACAACTCATCGTTATTCCAGGCACCCATGCAGCAATCCCATTGTTCTTGCATGTTTGCTTTGGCGACGAAAGTCTTAGCGAAGTTATCCGCTTTGTGTTCAGATATTTGAGATATGAATTCTTCTTTAGTGCACTTATGCAACTTCATGGTACTCACGATGCTTTTCACCACGTTCTTTGGGATACTTTGTTTTCTCCCATCCAACGTATTCGTTTAGGTTCCATACAAATGGCGGAAATTTGTAGTCATCAGTAGAAAGAATTTCTTTGACGGATGGTCCATCGTTTAGTGCAGCAGAAATAAATTTCTCTGCGAACCTAAATTGCGATTCTATTTCCTCTCTACTAACTGATGATCTAAAACAACGAAACTCAATAGTGCCTGTATGTTTCATACAATATGTATTGATGGCATATCTAAATGGTCTGCCCATAGAAACTCCATCTTTACCTGCCGCATGTAAACGAATAAAGTCTTCAAAGTTTTTTGCTAGGTTAATAATGTTATCGCACATATACTCTGGCATTGCTCTTCCGCCATCATACTTAAGATACATCTTAGCACCTTTACAAGACTTCATCTGTCCTGCCTCATAAAACTGATAGCAAGACTCAATAACATCATCTTGATTCTCTTTGATATATTTAACCAAACGCTTAAGAGCATCTACATCATCTTTAAGACCAGGAACAAATACATGTAAATGTCCATGATTGACACAAGAAGCAGATGGTTGATTCCCATTACCAACAAAGAAGGTATGCAAATCCATAATACGATCAACTTGTTCTTTCCAAGTTTTAGTTGGCTTGGTATTTATCTCGCCACCCATATACGGCTCTTCACCTAGAGGATCACATGCCACATATTTAAAAGGATCGTGGATATTTACAATGTCAGTTTCTGCATATTCCCATTTGCCAAGATTATCAGGAACCTCTAAACGGCGATCAATGTCACCCCATTCTATTTCATAACCCCAAGTATAATTCTCAGATGGATACTGTTTCATATTCTACCTCTTGCAAGTCAAGATTATCAACATAAACTTTCTTAATATCAGTTATAAGATTAGAGTCTATTGTCATATATGTATTCATTGGAACTTCTGATGGCATCTCAAGACCAGCACGTCTTGCTATATCTGATGTAGAAGTTACGACGTATCCATTTCGTAATGATGTAAAATATAATGGACGTTTGCCGTTTCTGTAGAATCGTATTGATCTATTTAAATATAGTTCCACAACACCCATAGACATATGAGAAAACTCTTTCAGTGCATCATCAGAATGTAAAACTAACTCGCTGTCATTCTTCGTAATGCAGTCATAGTTGTATAGTTCTTTCCACTTCTCTGGCAGTTCTTGAGTAATAACTCCATTATGAACTATAGATTTTTCATTGTAGTAAAGTGGTTGATTGTATTCCAAATCGCTCGTTGAGTAGCGACAATGTCCAATCATATAAAGATTTCCGTCATCTGAAACCATATCTTTTAGATTGTCATTGTGCATATACTTTTCAACAAACGCATCTGCTGGGATAGGATCCTGTATAGTTTCGATTCCAGCAGACCATTTAGGTAGAAATGATATACCAGTAGCATGCATCCCACGAATCTTAGACTCTTGGAAAACTCTGCGTATCATTTCAAAATCCTCTTTGGAAGGATTCTGTACAATCACACCGATAACGGCACACATTATGCGAAGAACTCCTCAATAGTTGACTTCTCTGATTCTGGATGCATCTTTAACATTTCAGAACGACCAAGTTTAGCCTCACAATATGTATACCATTCATCACTTGTCCACATTCCTTGGGATACTCCATTCCAAAGCGGACGCCACTCTGGGTGCTCTTTGTTTAGTCTTCTTGACTCAACAAAGTCAAATCGAGTATCTTCGTATTCTTTACTACCAAGTTCTAACATCTTTTCTCTAAAGTAACATACAAGACTAATTCTCTCAGCTACATCGTCATTGCAAACAATTGGTGTGTTGCCGTGAATTACATCATGATTGTTAATAAGAAGCAAATCTCCAGGTCTTACATTAACTGCTACTCTATACTCTGGCGCGACAAGATATGCTCCTGAGTAGTTACCATTGTTTGTCAATACAAGAAGATTGGAAAGACCAGAGTTTAGATCGCCAGCATCTCTGTGTGCTGCGGTTCTAAATGTTTTGTTAACCGTCACGGTAGTGAATGGAGTTTGCGGTACAAGAAATCTAGAATCAAGTTTGTTGGCAGCTTCCATCTGATTGCCATATCTCCATGGCATAAGTTCTTTGAATCCTGTTGCCAATGTCTGAAGAAATGGAAACGCCATCTTAAACTTGTCAAAATTATCTCTGGTATAAGAAGTAGCGCGACCATACGGGATTCTGGGATAACGATCAAACCATCCAGCAATGCCAGAGTTAACAGAGTTAGCATATGTAGTTTGACAGATTAGTTTATCTGCAACAAACTCAGCAGAATCTCTTGCCTGATCTTTGGACATCTTCCTGGCATTTTCTACCCATGTTTCGAAATCAAAGTTCTCTTGTTTGACTCTTTCTATAGACCAAACTCTGGCTCTGTTAGATACAGAATCTTTTTTACTTCCATATTTTTTCTTGATCTCTTCGATTGGATCTTCGCCAAAAAGATTTTCTGCTGGCTTTAGAAATTGATCTAGGATATCATACTGATACTCTGTAACCCACTCGCGATTTCCAAGTTTTTCTGCACGTGGTCCAGCTGCCAACCCACGATTCTGGGTTTCAGTTGCTGCTTCGCGTAGACCAACGTATGCTTGATCCTGCTGCTCTTGCGTAAAATAATTCTTACGAAACTTGAGGATTACTCTTTCTTCTGACAATGACTCTGCTTGCCCTGGAATATGTGGCATGTATACGTCTGCGTCTTCCTCGATCAAAGTGTCATAATGACTATCGTCAAGAAACTGCCCAAGTAAATGTTCGCAGTCAACTTTCTTATCAGCAACAATAACTTTCATCTTTTCTCCTTAAAACTTAAACCCTTTAAAAGAATCGTTCTGCATTCTTTTACCAAAATCACTTTTGTCGAATGCTGGACTATCATCTTCTCTTTGCCCAGAGTCTGACAGACCAATCTGAGCAGATGTTTCAACATCATAAAGTTTCATCTTAGAACGATCAACTCCAATAACAAATCTCTTGTAATAGTTTGGATCACTATATCGATTTTTCAACTGCTTAACAATAATCTGATTCAACTGTTCCAACTCTTCATTACTCACCAACGCAATCATAAAGTCAGCTGTGGCTGGAAGACCGAATGATTCAGAAGTATCTTCCAATCCTGGATCTGAGTTTGTGTAACCAGATCTGGTTGTCTGCGTAGCTGATATAATTGGAACATTATATTCAACTGCCAGACCACGCAACTCCTCAGCGATTGCCTTAATATATGTATAAGAGTTTACATTTGCACTCATTTTCATACGCTGGCTGGCACAAATGTTCAGATAGTCAATCATAATAATATCTGGCTTAAACTCCAGTTTCATCTTCAACTCTTCAAGCAAAGCACGGAAGTGACCTGCATGAGCACTAGCAGTTGGATATTCTTTGACAATAAGTTTACCTTGCGTCTTATTATTGATCTTATCAATCCTGCTCTCGAAGATATCTTTATCTACAACCTTCAACTCGTCCATGGTTAGATTCAAAAGATTCGCATCAATACGTTCAGCGATACGCTCTTCAGCCATCTCCATAGTTATGTATAGTACATTTTTATTTGCTACCAATGTAGATGCTGCCACGTGACACATGAACAGCGATTTACCAACACCAGTACCAGCCAAAACAATGTTCAATGTTTTCTTGCTTAATCCACCCTTAGTGATCTTGTTGAACATGTCAAGATCAAATGCAACCTTCTCTTCGACTTTGTGATAGAAGTCATA